AGCCTGATGATGGTGAGAGCGAAGAGTCAGACAAAATCATCATCAATGGTAATGAACTCAAAGACATACCCAACGATGGCGACTTCGATGAGCACGACTTTGAGAAGCTGGTCGAAGGCATGGACCCTGAAGATGTGAAGAAGCTAGGCGAATCGATTGATAAAGCTCTACGTGAGGGTGGAATGTTAGCTGGGCGGATGGGCGGCAAGATGCCACGCGCTATCAGTGATCTTCTTACGCCAAAGGTAGATTGGAAGGACGCATTGCGCGACATGGTTTCATCGTCGATCCGTGGCAAGGATGAGTTCACTTGGCGTCGGTTGAACAAGCGTCAGTTGGTCAATGACTTGTACTTGCCAAGCATCGAGAACGAGACTGTCGGTGAGGTGGTGGTCGCTATCGATACGTCGGGATCAATCAGCGGTGACATTCTTACGGGGTTCGCAACAGAACTGGCATCTATCTGTGACTTGTGTGAACCAGAAAAGGTTCGTGTCTTGTGGTGGGACACGCACGTGCATGGCGAGCAGATCTTTGAAGGCAACTACATGGGGTTGGCAAAGATGCTCAAACCTGTGGGCGGCGGCGGTACTCGTGTGGGCTGCGTCAGCGATTACATCGTCAAAGAAAGAATCAACGCAGACTGTGTGATTGTTTTCACTGACGGATACGTTGAGTCTTCGTTCCTGTGGGATGTGATACCGCCGACTCTCTGGATGGTGACCGAGAATACATCGTTCCACCCCCCGGTGGGCAAGAAAGTAATGATCAACAACGACTGAGGAGTATTTGAAAATGTCTGTACAGAAATTAATCTACGGTGAGTTCGCCACGGACTCACTCATCACCGCACTCACCAACGACACAATGGTGTTACCGCTCATCCGTGAGTTGAATCATCACTACGGTCTGATGGTGTTGGATCACAAATATGCCTACCATACAGTAGGCGCAGAAGGTAACTGCAATAGTTTTCATTTGGTCGAGAAGAATGGATTCGCGCAAGGTCACGTGTACGCATGGGAGGAGGACGCGAAAACCCACTACGCGTACTTTACACCGTTTGCATCTAAAGACCGTGGCAAGACTGAGATTCATCGTCAGACTTGGACTAGCCACAAACTATCTTCGCTGATGGGCGCGCTGAAGAAAAGCAAAGCGGTCAAGCCCGATCTAGCGGTCTACAAACTTAGGCGAGCGGTGGACGGTGTTAAGAACCAAGTAGAAGGACACTTCGGTAAGATTTATAAATCTACAGATCATTTCACAGGCGACGAAATTCATCAGATGCTGAAGGTTCTCTTGAACGGTGCTCCGTTGTTTGTAGATCGAACTAAATGTCAAACTGCACTTGACAAATACAACGAGATCGATTCTAATCTGGTGGAGAGGAACAAAGAGATCACGAGGATGTTTGAGAACCCGTTCTATCTTCTCGCGGCAGACAAGCGCGGTCATATCATGATCGGTAAGGTCAAGCGAGTTAAGAACGATAAAGACCCGTATCAGAACGAGATCGTGCAGAGCTTCCAGCGTATCTCCCAAGATACTCTTTACAAAACTTACCCGGACTTGATTCCGATCTTAACTATGGCGAAAGTCGCTTACGAAGGGAGTGGGCATCAGATGATTACACCATTCATGCCAAAGTCCGACATGTATGACTCTAACTTAGATGTTGCTCTTTACTATCCAACAACTATCTCGGAGTATCACGAACAATGGATGATGATTCCGGTTGGGTGGTTGTAAAAGACTTCACCATGTCAGTAAGATTTGTACATCTAAGCCCAGTCGTGCATCCAACCGATTGGGCGTTAATTAGGGTTCCACTGCACCGTGAGGAAGGAATTTACACGGTTCATGTGGGTGACAATTACACACGAACTTATACGGACAAGACGCTGCCAGATTTTATTAAGATGAGATTGGCTATGATTCTTGCGAGCCATCAGTATGTTGTCAGAGATATAGAACTACTCAAGGCTGAACTGTATGTGAATCATGGACCCGTAGAACTACACGACATTGGCTGGCAATCGTCGGATTCGTATTTCTGTTTAGTGATACCAAAGAAAGACTTGGAGGAAATGAAAGGTGACACCCGAAGCGAAAGTTAAGACGAAGATAAAGGAAGTCTTGAAAATGGAAAGAGTTTATTATGCGATGCCAATAGGTACAGGATGGGGAAACTCAGGCGTACCGGACTTCCTGTGTTGTGTTAATGGACGATTCTTAGGGATCGAAGCGAAGGCAAACGGTAACAAACCTACCGAGTTGCAGAAAAAGAATCTGATGGATATTGAGTTGAGCGGTGGCTACACCGCAGTCATCAACGAGAACGCGTCAGATCTACAGTATCTTGTTGAGTTAATTAAACAGTTGAAGGAGTTGCATCATGGATGATAAAGAATTGGAGTCTCTGCGAGATCTATACGCGGGGTTGGCTATGTTAGGTATGTTAGTGAATGGTTCATTCAAAGACTACGGCAAAAACGACGGAGCCTACGCCGCGTTTTATATCGCAGATTCCATGTTAGAAGAACGTACCGGCAAAGGTATTGTTTCCGTTAAATCGCCCATTCCAGAAGGGGAATAAAGTGGCTACCAAAGTAAGTACTATCGCTCGCGCAGTTAAACTGCTCACCAAAGATCCGTTTATGTCGGTAGATGATTTCACCAAGAAGATGAAGGTCAACAAGACTTACGCGTATATCTTACGTAGTAAGGCGCGGGCGCTCATTCCGAAGGCTGACATTGAAGTGGCAGTGGAGGGTACAGAAGATACTCTTCCACCAGAAGCTGAAGTTACGTTTATCCCGGCGTTCTTGCGCGAAAACTTGCCGCAAGATCAAGTTAATCACCCACCGCATTACACGACTGGAGGGATTGAGACCATCGACTTTATCGAGGCGAAGGGTCTGGATTACAACTTAGGTAACGTGGTGAAGTACATCACCCGTTCGGAACACAAGGGAGATAAAATCAAAGACTTGCAAAAGGCGCAGTGGTATCTTAGCCGTGCGCTCGATAAGGCTTGCGGAGAATATGCCGATCAGTCCGGTGAAGAAGCAGAGCGTTTAGGTATTCCTGCACGTTGGTAATACGCGGGGGCATGGGTTCGCTCATGCCCCTTTTTTGTGACTGTACTAGCCGTTATCTAATGTTTATAACTTTAGACTTTGAGACATTCTACGACTCGAAGATCAAGCTCGGGTTCAAGCACCAAACAACAGAGGAATACATACGTGACAAACGCTTTGAGGTAATCGGAGTCGGTGTCAAGTTTGACGGGGGGGAGGCTAAGTGGGTTACCGGGACCAAGGACGAGATCGCTAAATATCTATCCACCCTACCGTGGGACGATAGTACAGTCCTGTGCCACAACATGTTGTTCGACGGCGCGATCCTCAGTTGGATATACGGTATCAAGCCCAAGGCGTTGCGCGATACGTTGTGCATGGCGCGGGCGCTCCACGGCGTGGACGTTGGGGGTTCGCTTGCCTCACTAGCGTTGCGCTACGAGATCGGGGTCAAGGGTGATGAGGTGGTGGCTGCGGAGGGCAAACGTAGGCTTGACTTCACCAAAGAAGAACTTGATGAATACGGGCGGTACTGCGTGAACGACGTAGACCTGACCTACAAGTTATGGGGCCTGTTGTCTGAAGACTTTCCTCAGTCAGAACTAGATCTGATTGACATGACGATCCGTATGTTCACGGAACCTGTGCTGACCGTGGACGATGCGATGCTTGACCATAGGTTACTGCAACTAGACCACGAACGAATCATTATGTACGGCAGGGCCTATCAAGCACTCGGGGGGGAGGAAACTCCGTTTGAACTTACGGATGTTCCCAAGAAACTGCACAGTAATAAACAATTTGGCGAACTGCTCAAGTCGATGTTCGGCATCGACCCACCGATGAAGATAAGCCCAACCACGGGCAAGCCTACGCTCGCGCTGGCAAAAAAGGACGAGGGGTTTCTTGCACTACTAGAGCACGAGAACGAGGAAGTGCAGATGTTGTGCGCGGTCAGGCTTAAAACCAAGTCCACCCTTGAAGAGACAAGATGTCAAAGATTCTTAGACGTTGCCAAGCGCAACCGGGGGCGCATCCCCATTCCCCTGAAGTACTACGGGGCGCATACAGGCCGATGGTCGGGTACGGACAAGGTGAACTTCCAAAACCTTCCGTCAAGAGATAAAACCAAGAAGACACTCAAGAACGCTATCTTTGCCCCAGACGGATACATGGTCATCAACTGTGACTCTTCTCAGATTGAGGCACGAATACTCGCGTGGCTGGCTGGTCAGGATGATGTAGTAGAACAATTCGCCAAGGGCGAGGATGTGTACTCGATCTTCGCTACTGAGGTCTACAACACGCCGATCACCAAGGCCAATCCCGAAGAGCGGTTCGTTGGGAAAACCTGCATTCTTGGGCTAGGTTACGGTACGGGCGCGCCTAAGTTGCAACACACATTAGCCACGGCGCAGCCCATCAGCGTCAAGATTGACGACGAGGAATCCAAACGGATCGTCAAGATCTACCGGGACAAGAATAAGAAAATCGTCGATCTATGGAGTGAAGGTGACAAGATGCTCGACGGTCTGTACACGTGGGACGATGAGGAGAGTTCGGAGTTTGACTATGGTGAACACGGCGTGGTCAAGGTCGATAAAACTGGTATCAGG